AGAGATTGGAGAACGTTTAATTAAAACTCCAGAACGCAGATTAGTTTCTCTTGCATATGCTACTAAGATGGGAACAATTGATGCACCTTCACCTGAAGTCCAAAAATTAGCAGATGAAGCTTCGTTGGAAGATTTAGAAAAAGCTGCCGGTGAAATTATTGGTGAAGATGAAGAGCTAGATGAAGTAAAATCAGATGCGGAAAAAATTGCTGATAAGAATAAAGCTGATATGGCAAAGAAGGCTGCTGGGACAAATTCAAATAATCAGGCAGATGCAAAAAAAGCAGATGCGTCAAGAGCTACCGCAGCGGCCGCAGCTGATAAAGACCAACAAAAACGTCAGGCAGATGCAGAAAAAGATAGAGCAGCAAGGAAGAAACAAAAAGATGCTGAAAATGCTAGAAAGACTGATGATCCTACAATTAAGAAAACCCAAGGACCTTCTACAACGCGTTCAAAAATTGCGAATATAGCGTTTGCTGCATTGGAGGCCTATGAAGGAGATGTTCCTGAAACTATTGATGCAAGACGTAGAGTATTTAAAGAAAAAATTAGAAAGCTTGCTTATGAGAAGGCCAAAGAAATGATTGCAAAGCATCAATCAGAGCCTGATCCTGCTTTAGAAGCTAAAAAAGAAGAAGAGGATTCTGATGAAATAGGATCCAAAGTAAAAGAGACCGGTAAGGTCGATAACAAAATAAAGGTGGAGCCAACAGTGAAAGAAAGTACAGGTGTTTCTTTTGTGCGGAAGTATAAACAGAAAATGGCAGTAGAACGGAAAGATGTAACTCTCGAAAATAGTATACTTGAATATCTAGCAGGTAGTTCTTTTGGGGGAGTAGGTCAAGCAAATCCAGTGGGTGGCGAATTTGCATCTGATGATTCACCCGCTTCAGCTACTTCAATTGCTCGCGCATTGAAGTGCAGTCCAATGCAAGTACAAAAGTTATTGGATGATATGTTAGAAGCAGGACAGATAACACGTGTAGGTGATGCATATTCATATGCTTCTCCTAGACCAGCTGTGCCACAGGGCGAAAAAGAAGAGTCCGGACTAGAAGTATAAACAAATAATATGAATATAGTGATTGGAAATGGTGAAAGTCGTAAGGCTTTTAACCTTAATTTATTATTAGATCATGTAACTTATGGATGTAATGCAATGTATAGGGATTGGAGCCCTACGCATCTTATATGTATCGATAATAAGATGCTACATGAAATAGTAACATCACAGTATCCAAAGTTGCATCATTGTTGGTTTAGAAATTTTCAGTTACTGGATCCTGATATGTATCCAGTTTTCAGGTCAACAGTTACGCCTGATATTGAGGTAATAGAGAATAAGAATACAGGATATAAATTCGCCTATTACGGACAAGAAATAAGTAGAGTTTATCATGATGATACTCATACGATGGATCTGCAAGATAAACCGATTCATTATTTTACATGGTTATCAGAACATGATAAAATAGATGTGGTAGACGATTTAAAACATATACCAATGTTAGATTCAGGACCACTCGCAACTTGGCTATGTTGTGAACAAGAAAAACCAGAAACGGTTTATTTAATGGGTTTTGATTTTAACATAAATGATGGAAAAGTAAACAATATATATAAAGACACAGATTGTTATGCTCCTAGTTATGCATTGCCAGTGAAAGCGGCAGGGTGGATTCAAAATTTTGAAGTTATGTTTACGGAACACTTTCCTGAAGTCAATTTTGTACATATTCAGGAAGAAGAGTGCTTTAATAAAGAAATTCCAAACATAGATACAATGTCTATGGATGAGTTTAAAGAGTTGTTATAAATATTTAAAAATTAATAGGAGAAATTCATGCCTCTATGGGGAAAAGCCGCTGCTGGTACTCAGGCACAAAAACCAAAATGGGTTGGTACCACAGAAGGTGCAACATACAATAAACAAGATATCTATGGCGCTGACAATGGCTGGGTTATTAATACTAAAGCCAGTAAAAATGCTTCAGCTCGTCCGGAGCAACTAGTTGCAATGGGTGGTCTTGGTACTTCACTTGCTGCACCAACTGTTACATCAATGAGATTTACAGCTTCTGCAATCACTGGTGGATCGAGAACAATTGCTGTTCAGATTACTTGGGATGAAAGAGTTACAGTTACTGGAACACCACAAGTTGCTATTGCAAACGGTAATCAGGGAACTGGATCAGGTCGAGGACCACATACAGCTTCATATGCTTCAGGTTCTGGAACAAACAGGCTCACTTTCAGCGTAGCAAGTCAAACAGTTGCAACAAGCGATGTTCTTACATTAGGTGGATCTAATGTGGCACTAAATAGTGGTACAATTAAAGATACAACTGATGGATCAACTGTAGCATTGTTAGTTCTTTCAGGATTAACTGCGGTAACATTGACAGTAACTTAATAGTTAACTGATATTATGGAATATGTGGAAAATATAAATGTTGCTGTAGTATTACAGCAACTACAGTCATACAAAGCTGAGAAAGAAAAACTTACTCAAAAACTTTCTCAGCTTAATGACGAAGCAGAACAAAGTAAACGTGGTATACATAGTTATGATGGCGCTATACAAGCCCTTGATGCATTACTACAAACAGCTGAATCTAAAGAGATTGATGTTCCTGAATTGGAAGAAAATTAATGGCAGATAAAACGATACCCGCTTTAAATACACATGATAGTCCTACAGCGGAAGACTTATTAATTATAGTTGATGATCCTTCTGGTAATCCCGTAAATAAGAAAATACGTGTAGACACATTACTATCAGCACTTTCTACAGATACAACAACTAGAAGTGTAGCAAATAAGGTTCAATCTAGAGCTGATACCAATATTGCAAGAGATTTAAATTTACGAAATTCTAAAACTGTTTTACAGCCAGAAGTATTAAAAGGTGAACAGGACGATATGACTGTCATTTTGGGAACCTTAGATATGGCACAAAATTCTGTCTGGCATGTAGAGATTGATGGAACATCTTCTTCAGCAAATGATACATTTAAATGGTGGAGAGATGGAAATACAGCAACCGGAGCGGCAACTGTCAGTATTGACGGATCTACGCAAGCATTAGCAAATGGTGTAAGTATTAAATTTGATGGTGTTACAGGACACAAAGTTACAGATAAATGGCAAATTGTCGGTTTAATAGAATCCAGAATTGATTTTCAAGGAAGTATTTTAGTTGAAGATAGTATTCCTGAAAATGGTTCTTTTACTAGTGCCTTTTCAGAAACTGGTAATTTGCAATTAGAATCTGGAATAGATATGGCATTTGAAGATGGTACAGAAAAAGATATGTACATATCTGCAAATACTACAGTGATAAGATTTGTGGGTGGCCTACAATTAGGTACAGCCACGGATCCTGTTGGATTTTTTGGTGCTACACCAGCATCCCAAAATACTTCGTTTGTCGCAGGTGCTAGCACAGCGGCGCATATTATTACTGAACTAACACGTTTAGGAATAGTATCATAAATATTTGGATGTCTGAGAAAAACCCTTCGCAAGAGTGAGCGATTCTCAGCATGATTTTTAACTGGTGATGAGTCCCATCACAAAGCCAGCAAGGAGATTAGATGGCTGATAAGAAAATAACGGCTTTGACTGCTGCATCAGAAGCAGCAAGTGAAGACCTTTTACATATAATTGATGATCCTTCAGGATCCCCAGTTAACAAAAAGTTAACTGTTAAATCATTTCTCGCTAATGTAACACATACAATTACCGGGACTGCACAAGCAACAACAGAGTTGATTCATAAAACTCTACACACCGCTAATTTAGCTCCATCGTCTGCTAATGTTTTTAATAGTGTTGTAACATCTGATGTTACTGTCGATGTTAAAGCAACCGGTTTAGCTCAAGGTAATGTTGCTGTATTAACAGCTTCTTCAGGAACAGCAAAGATCCATGATGGAAACGTTGCTTTCACTTCAGAAGTGTCAGCTGTTAAAGGTGTTCTAGATCTTAATACATTTGACAGTACAGATTCATCTGCAGGTAAGTCATATTGTATTATCGCATCACATGCAAATAGTGCCGCCGCGCCTAGTGCTTCACCAACTGCTTTTCTTAAGTTTGATGTTGCAAGTTCATTGACCGGAGCATCACAGAATGTTGCTTTTGCTTGGGACGCTACACCGACTGGTGGATATGGTGCATCGGCAGGAGCTAATGTTGGTCCATTTATGACAACAGGAGCAAACACTACTGGTTCATATACATCACCTGCTAACGGCGCAATTAAATGTAACGTATCTGGTGTTACAAAATATGTCCTGCTTTGGGATGGAATTGCTTAATATATAATTAATAGAATATTATGACTAAAGAAGATATTGAAAAACAAATTGAGTTTTTACAAAAAGATGTTGTATCTGTAAAGCAAAGATTAGAAGCAGTGAGGGGAGAAGAACAACAACTTGTCTCCACACTGTCTTCACTTCAAGGCGCTATACAGGTTAGCAATCATTATTTAAGTATGTTTGAAAAATCAAAGGATTCCGATGATGCTCCAGTAGAAGAGCCATCTGAAGATCCTGTGAAAAAAGAAAAAAAGAAATAGACGCATGAATTTTGATGATATTACTGAAAATAATATCGAACTTTTCTGCATGCACAAATACAATAATCCTCAATGCATAAGTACAGAGGATTATAGTGATGATATGAAAAGATTTAAGTATTTAAAAAGACACTTAAATCATTATCTTGCATCAGGTGAATTGAAAGAAAGGTTGATTCTTAATCATTTGATTATGATATATAATCTATTTGACAATGAATCCGGAACGCGAATATTATTTTACAAAATTGAAGATAATAGTTGGGCAGTATTAAAACCCTTTTTAATTTATTTAAGAAGAATGCCCAAAATAGTTCGTGGCGTAAAAGGTACGGATATCCGAGACGGTGATATTCAATTAGATCAACATGTAGTAAAGAAGTTAAGATGTCTATAGGATTAAAATCAGTATTAACGCAGGGTTCAGATTTATTCTTCCTATTTTCCTTTTTAAAACGCCTGGTAACTCCCTTCGAAAAAACTAAAGCATTTTCATTAGGTATTGTTGATAAGAATGGTAAAAATCTTATTAAGAAAAGAAATTTTACTACTCAAGATCAACGCGATGCCTATACAATGATGGATACGCTCATTTTCAATTTGAAAAGGCTTCTAGGAAAAGTACCTGGTGGTAAGTCAAGAATTGCGACTTATGCCGCTGCCTTGTTATTGCTTAGAGAAGAGAAGCAACTAAAGTTACTACAAGATGAAGAGTTTTTAGAGGAACAATTTTCCATTCTTTACGAGGATATGTGTTGTGAATGGCAATTAGATATGAATGATCCTGATCAAACGTTTTTGAAAGAAGAAGCGATTGATGAGAACCTTGTGACTAAATTCAAAGATGTTCATAGAAATATGAATAATAAAAAAGCACAGCATGCAATAGCAACCGCACAGGCAATGGGATTAGACCCAGTCAAAATTCAAATGTATTTGTCGGCGATTATACCTACAATGGTAACTTTAGGGGCAAATTATGAACCTGAAGATGAAGTTATAGAAGATGCACCTGCAATGTCAATGGGTGCCGGCGGTATTGCGGGTAGTGCTGAAGCAGGTGATGATCCACCTGTTAGAAAGAAAAAGAAAAAGGGTGATGCTATGCCAGTCCTAGCCAGGAAAGGTATTAAAGAGCATCTAAGAATATTCCCATCACAAAATATAACAGTTTAGAAAGGTAATTATGGCAGGAATACAAGAGACAAAAGACGTTTTAGCTTTTGTGTTTTCACTTGGAAAAGCAACGGCTTCGGCATTGGAAGACGGTGATATTGGTTGGTCAGATGCAATGGATTTTATTGAACCTTTAAAAAAGTTGGGACCAGCTATCGACAATATTGAAGACGTTTTAGTTGAACTACAAGACCTAGACGATGCTGAATTCGCAGAATTGGTACAATATGCCAAGGATGAATTTGGATTAGCTGACTTAGCTGATGATACCGAAGTAATGGTAGAAGAAGCGATCAATGCAGGGGTTGAAATCGTTAAGATTGTAAGAATGTTTAGCTGAAGACCATCCTCGGCAAAAAAGGGAATCAATTGATTCCCTTTTTTTATCCTTGAAATTTATTGTTTATTATGTTATAATATAATCTTTATATTAAACCCCCGCGCCATTGAGAGATATGAGTCTTTACATAGATCATAAGTATACAAATTTATTATCATCCCGCCTTCAACGTTTTACAAGAAAATCCAGAGAGCTTTACAATTTCAGATGCCCATTATGTGGAGATTCATCTAAGAATCAATTTAAAGCTAGAGGTTATCTTTTCAATAAAAAACAACAATTAATATTTAAATGTCATAATTGTGGTTCTGGTGGACCTTTAAAAGTATTATTAGATAAAATTGATCCAACATTATCTAAGCAATATTCTTTTGAAAAATATAGAGAAGATGCTGGAGATGATACTCACCCAGAGAGAGAAGAAAAAGTACCAGTCTTTAGAAAACCTCAATTTAAAAAAGTAGGATGTCCTAGTCTAGCTGAACTAGGAGCAAATCATCCAGCTGTAAAATTTTGTGATGTAAGAATGCTTCCTAAAATTCGTTATCATGATATGTACTTTGCAGATTGTTTTAAAAGTTGGGTTAGTAAATATGATGTAGAACTCGCCGCGCGATTAAGACCAGATGATCCCAGAATTATTATCCCATTTTTTGATAAAGAAAAAAAGTTAATAGCCGCACAAGGAAGAAGTTTAGAGAATTCAACTTTAAGATATTTCACCGTTAAGATTGATAAAAACGCAGGTAAAATTTTTGGATTGGATAGAAATGATCCGAATCAATTAACCTATATTGTTGAAGGCCCTATTGATAGTATGTTTCTCCCTAATGCTTTAGCTATGGCAGGAAGTGACATGTCAGATATGGATCAATTTTATGCTCGAGATGTTACTTTTGTGTATGATAATGAACGACGAAATAAAGAAATTATAGACAAAATGCATAAAACAGTGAAGAAAGGTTTCGCGATTTGCATCTGGCCTGACACAATTAAAGTCAAAGATATTAATGATATGGTGCTAGATGGAATGGACATCTTAGACATAGTTGATACCATAAATACAAATACCTTTCGTGGCCTGCCTGCAAGGGTAAAATTGAATCAATGGAAAAGAATATGAGTGAAGAAGTGAAAGTCCATGAATTTGGATTTGTTAAATTATTAGATATAATGGGTGATGATGAAGAAGTAGAAAACGCGGCTCGAATAAGTTATGGACAGGGAACACGAAAGACAAGTCAGACAAGAAATCTTATTCGGTATCTGATGAGACATGAACATACATCACCTTTTGAGATGTGTGAAGTTAAGTTTCATATGAAGTTACCAATTTTTGTAATGAGACAAATAGTTCGGCATAGGACGGCGAACTTAAATGAGTATTCAGGACGATACTCGATTATGAGTAATGATTTTTACGTACCTCATGATGATGATATTCAAAAGCAATCAAAACAGAATAACCAAGGTAGGGGGGAAGAAATTGTAGAAAAAGGTTTAGTTAAATATGAATTTAACAGAATCTACGACAATGCTTCCTGGGCCTACAAAAATTTATTAGATCTTGATTTAGCTCGAGAGTTATCACGCTCAATACTGCCTGTTGGCAATTATACAGAAGTTATCTGGAAAATAGATTTACATAACTTTTTTAAGTTTTGTAAATTGAGAATGGATGAACACGCACAAAAAGAAGTTAGAGACTATGCATCTGCCATGTACGGCATGGTAAAACCAAAATTTCCCCTTTGTTGTGAAGCATTTGAAGATTATCAACAAAACGCGGTTTCATTTTCTCAAAGAGAATTAAACATTATTAGAGATAATTTAAAAGGTAGTTGGGTAATGTCAAAGTACGGATTATCAGAGCGCGAATCAACAGAATTTTTAGAAAAGCTCAAAACGATAGAAGGGGAAGAAGAAAAATGAATTTATCTACAGAATACCAGTCCTTTATTCATCTTTCAAGATACGCAAGATGGAGATATGATGAAGAAAGGCGAGAAACATGGCCAGAAACAGTTGGCCGATATTTTGATTTTTTTAAAGAAGATTTAAAAGAAAAATGTGATTTTAAATTAAGTAAAGAAGAACGTGAACAGTTAGAAGAAGCAGTATTGACGATGGAAATTATGCCGTCTATGCGATGTATGATGACAGCTGGGGTTCCTTTAAAAAAAGAAAATGTTGCGGGTTATAATTGCTCATATATTAAATGTGATCAGCCTAGAACATTTGATGAAATTATGTACGTTTTAATGAATGGAACCGGAGTTGGTTTTTCTGTTGAAGAAGAACATACAAAACAGATGCCAACAATTGCTGAAGAATTTTATCCTACAGATACTATTATTGTAGTTGCTGATAGTAAATTAGGATGGTGTAAAGCATATAAAGAATTAGTTGCTTTATTATATCAAGGGCTAATACCTAAATGGGATGTTAGTAAAGTTCGACCTGCTGGAATGCCTTTAAAAACTTTTGGTGGTAGAGCAAGTGGTCCACAACCTTTGGTTGATTTATTTAACTTCGTAACGGAGATATTTAAACTTGCTGCAGGAAGAAAACTCAAACCAGTTGAATGTCATGATATTATTTGTAAAACAGCGGAAGTTGTTGTTGTGGGTGGGGTTAGGCGTAGTGCTCTTATTAGTTTGTCTGATCTCAATGATCGTGAAATGCGATTCGCCAAAGCAGGTGAATGGTGGAAAAACGATGTCCAACGTGCCCTCGCAAATAATTCGGTTAACTATAAGGAAAGACCAGACATTGGTACTTTCATGCGCGAGTGGTTATCTCTCTACGATAGTAAATCCGGGGAACGAGGAATCTATAACAGTATGTCGGCCAAAAACCAAGTACAAAAATTAAATGAAAGAGAACAAGATGGAAGTGGAAATTACATTCGAAGACGAGTACCCAGAGATGACTTCGGCACAAATCCGTGCAGTGAGATCATTTTACGCTCACGAGAATTCTGCAACTTATCTGAGGTCGTTGTCAGAGGGGCAGACACTAGAGAGCATCTCAAGAACAAAGTTCGCAGTGCGACCATTCTTGGAACATTTCAATCCACACTTACAGACTTCAAATATCTTACAAGAGAGTGGAACAGAAACTGCGCAGAGGAACGATTACTGGGAGTCTCACTTACCGGAATCATGGATAATGGATTAACAAATGGTAAAGCGGGTAAAAAGAAAACTGGTGAATTATTGGAAGAACTCCGTGATATTGCCATTAAAACAAATGCAGAATGGGCTGATAAACTTGGCATCCCTAGATCGGCCGCCATTACGTGTGTTAAGCCTTCGGGGACTGTTTCTCAGTTGGTTGATTCTGCTAGTGGTATTCATGCCCGTCATAATCCTTATTACATCAGAACAGTGCGAGCAGATAATAAAGATCCTTTGTGTAAGTTTATGATGCAAGCAGGATTTCCTAATGAACCCGATGTAACAAAACCAGAACATACAACAGTATTTTCATTTCCACAGAAGAGTCCAAAAGGTGCTATATGTAGAAATGATATGAATGCTTTAGAACAATTGGAACTTTGGAAAATATATCAAGATCATTGGTGTGAACATAAACCATCCGTTACAGTTTCTGTTAAAGAACATGAATGGTTGGGTGTAGGTAATTGGGTATGGGATAATTTTGATAATATCAGTGGTATTTCATTTTTACCATTTAGTGAACATACTTATAAGCAAGCACCATATCAAGATTGCGATAAAAAAGAACATGATGCACTATCAGCGAAAATGCCTAAGGATGTAGATTGGACGATGTTAGGAGATTATGAGAAAGAAGATCACACTGCTGGCGCGCAATCCGCTGCATGCGCATCACCTGGTGGCTGCGAAGTGGTTGATTTAATATAGAAATTTTTTACTTGATTTTTAAATAACTTTGCTGTATAATAAAGGGTAATATGAAAACAGACTTCGAAAAATATGTTGATGATTGTACGAACGTTATAAAGACATACACTGATTCTTTAGATGAACGTACACTTTCGCGGGTCTGGAAATCAATCGAGAATTCTTCAGCTGGATCTGGAAAGATTTGGTTGGAGGATGTCCTCGATAAAACGTATAGGGAAAGAAACCCGGATACAAATTTTATTTATGATTGAATATGATAGTTTTTATAGATATGGATGGTGTTCTAGCAGATTTTGATGGCGCCATTATTAAGCAATTTGAAAGTAAAAAAATATGGGATAATAGATGGAGTGAAGTTGATCCTGAATTATTCCTCAAGTTAGAAAAAATGCCTGATGCAGATCAATTAGTGGATTATGTTCGTGGAATGTTTGATATTCACTTATTGTCAGCTATTCCTAAAAAAGGCAGATTTGAAAAATCAAGGGTTCAAAAATATCAATGGGCCTTTAACCATTATAAAATATATCCCTCTAAAATACATGTTGTTTACAGAGAAGAAAAGCAGTTTTATGCTGCTGAGGAGAATCTTTCTCCTAATCTGTTAATAGATGATCATGAAGGTAATGTAACCGAATGGAGGGCTAAAGGTGGAATTGCAATTCATCATACTTCAACAGAAAATAGTATAAAAGAATTGCAACAGTTAGGATTTTAATTGATATGTGCAGGTATTGATTATTCAATGAATAGTCCCGCAGTGTGCATTTATAAAGAAGATGGAATACTTAATCCCAGCAATTGTTCTTATCATTTTTTTGGTTTGGATAAGTGGAGGCCTCGGTGGGCCGCCCTTCAAAATGTGAATTGTTATAAATTCCCAAAAGATTTGAAAGATCTAGATAAGTATATGTTTTTGGCAGAATGGACCATAGAGGCAATCCGCCATTACAATTATAGAGCGTCCAAAGTTGTTTTGGAAGATTATTCATTTGGATCTACAGGCAGAGTTTTTCATATTGCGGAAAATGTTGGGATATTAAAATATGCATTAAAAAAGAACGGTTTCCGCTATGAAATCGTTCAACCAACAGTTCTTAAAAAATATGCCACAGGTAAGGGAAATTCTAATAAAGAAGCAATGTTAGAAGCATGGAAAACAGAACCGGGTACTTTTGATTTAGTTCAAGAGACTGGTAACCCGGCTAGTGATATTGTTGATTCCTACTTCCTTTGTAAATATGGAGTTAATCAGTGAATATATTTACGTCTCGAGTATGTTCTGTAATCTTCTCGATTTGCTTTTCTAGTATCTCTCGCCTATTTGGCCAA